CATTTACTACTGGAGCGGTATTTGCTTCTGCTTCAAAAGCAGTAGCCATTTGTTCTGCAGTTTCTGACATGCGTTTATCCTTTTATCCTAGGGGTCGTTTTACGATATGAGAGCCCAGATGACCTAACGTGGTATTACAGTATTTATTTTGACAATAGATGTCCTAATTGTCTGTATAAATTACTTTATTTTTGGTAGTCCTCCGGAACTCTGCGTTGTGGCAATTGAGTACCGTAGGCTTCCGTTACTAGTCGAGTGCGGACCTTTTCATCACCCATCTGGGCAGCGATGGTTGCATCGTCTAGTAATACTGGCTCTGTTGGAGCTGCAGGAGCTTCTGCGCCTGGAGCGCCTGGTGCAGAGGAACCACCAGGACCTGTTTGTGCTGGCATTGAACCTGTAAGGGCCATAATGTCCTGCTCGATCTGAGTTTGAATAAGCTTAAGTGCGCCATCAGCCATGGCTTCATCTTGAAGCTCTTGACGGATCTCTGTGAGTTTCTCTTGTGGGAACTCTTCGCCCAAAATACGAAGGGCGCCTTCCTTAGACTCAAGACCAAGTGAGAGCATTGACTGAACTTCATTGATAGCAATGAGCTTGTCAAGAGGCAATGGCTGTGGGAAGTGAACATAAGAGCGGAAAGTAATAGGGTCGTTAATATCTAGCTTGTCTACTTGACCAGGCTTTAGTGGGACAGTGCTTGAGTTAGGATCCCAAACAAAGGTCTCTGGCTCTTTAAGGGCAAGGTTAAGAAGAATCAGCTCGTTAACGCGCTCAAGACCGTGGGCATACTGAACGATCTTCTGATGATAGCGGTTCATTAAAGGCTGGAATTGAATAGATAGAGCAACACCTGAGGTATTAGAGATAGGTTGTGCCTGACCAAGAGCAGTCTCAGGGACACCAATCATTTCGTGCATAGACTTCTTCATCATTGCAAGGAAGTCCATTGCGCCCTTTAGACCCTGAGCTCCGCCTTCAAGGTTCTCTACACGAGCGTCTTTTGGAAGACCGCCCCATACCTTGTTAGCGCCCTTTTCAAGCTGAGAAGCCTTAGCTCCAATAATTACTGTTACTGGCGCAGCGTGGTAGTTAACGATGTCAGCAATGTCTGTAGCGGTTTCGTTATACGCGCGGTTAATGTTAATAATGTCATTGCAATCTGAAAGGCCCCAAGGAGAACCAGAAATGCGGACATTAGGAATGTGAATAACAGGAATTGTGCCGAGAGGATTGGGACGCGAATCAATAAGCTCATCGTTGATGTACTCTTCAATAATGTCATCAGTCAAAATTTCTGTGTAAGTAAAGACTTGACGTGTACCTTCTAACGACGTACCCCAGAAGCGATACTTGAGCTTAAAACGTACAAGGCGTTCGCGGTCATGTGGGTGGAACTCTGGGAAAGCAAAAGAAGAGTTGAGGGGCAAAATACGTACACGGCCAGGGTGCTTACGTCCGGCAGGGTCAGTGTAAGCCTCTTCATAAGCAACCTTGATAAAGCAGTCACCTGACACAGTTCCCTGTTGACCAATTTCCCATAGGACTGTGGCCTTGTTGTTATCTACTTCCCATACACGTTCTAATAGGTCTGGGACAATAGCCTCTGTCTCTTTAGGGCTACGGAAGTTAACGCCCTTGCCAAAGGTGAAGTTAATAATAAAGTCTGTAAAAGCGCGGTAATAATTAAGTACCATCTGTGTCTCGCCTGTTTGACGGCGATAAGACCAGTGATGGCCGAGATACATTGCCCAGTTAAGTGAGTAGCGATTTAGGCGTGGGCCGTGAACTTCAAACTCTTCATCCGCTAGCTCTACTAGTCCCAGCGGGGAGATGGAGATGGTTAAATCAGAGGAGGCTGCGCGATAACTCGGTGGGGAAAAATCCATACCGCTCACTGCTCACCTCTTTCAACTCTAGACAATATTAACACAAATGTCGACTTATACACAAAGCGACACTCAGCGGAAGCGCTCGCCTCTAATGAGGTTTTGGCCTACCGGCTTAGTCACTACCTTCTTTTGTTCTTTTTCTTTTTTGTCCTGCGCTTCTTTTGCGTAGTCGCGAAAACGAGGATCGACGTCTTTTTCAGAAGTTACAAACTTGCCGCCTAGTTGCACATAACGAGAGTGAACCCAGTGGGCGGCTGCAGGAGAAGGGTAAGTGCGAAATTTTGAGCGCGCTTGAGTAGTAAGCATGTTCCAAAGCTTTTGATTTGCAGGGATCTGCTTAGGACCCTTTTTAACTTCTTTACCTGCGATTAATGCCATTAATAATCCTTAGATAGTAACCAGCCCTGCCCCCGGTAACTGAGGCAGGGGTGATTGACTTATTTATTAGTCGTGAACGACTGCAGGATTGCCAGCCTTCTGTGGACGACCGCTGCGGAATGCTTCCTCAATGCGGTTGTCACCGTGGTCTGCAAAACCACCAGCAGCAAACTCTGAAAGATGATCTGGAGCTTCTACCCATGCAGCAGAACCAACGTGAGCGCGTTCACGCATTGTCTCTTCTGGAAGCTTCTCAAATACATTCTGATTACGATTTGGACGACCCGCTGCAGGAACATATCCCTGCATAGCGCCCTTTGTGAATTCCTGTGGGACGTCTGTATCTGTTGCAATGCCTTCTTCAAAACGAAGTGGTCCGCGCTGACCAGGTGTAGCTGGTGAGACTTTGCGGTCGTAGACAGTGCCAGGACGCTCTGGGAACTTTGGATCTGGTGCAATTGCCATTATTTACTCCTATATTAGGTTGAGGACCTCAGTAACAGTGTGCTACAGAAAATACCCGTAGTCAGCCTAAAGTCTTATCTAAAAAATGGAGAGGACGATACTTCTATCTGCGGCATAGTCATTTCAATAGTTAAAGAGCAAGCAATAGCAAGAGAGTCTGCGTAGTCGTCGTGAGCGTGCGCTTCATCAGGGGCTTTGGCTAGGAAGTTAGGTCCAGTAAACTTGGTTTCCAAGTCTTCTAGCTGCTGCCTAAAACGTCGATAACTACGTAGCTTCCTGGTCTTAGCGTGGGCTGGCCAGCTAATAAGCTCGCGGTCCATAAGCGCCTTTAAGTGCTTCCAGCGCTTAGATTGTTCAGGCTGGCTACTGCCTACAGCAAAGACCTCTGCTCTAGGAAGAAGAAGCTTTAGTCTTTGAGCCACAGCATCACCTACGCCATTAGCGTCTACGCCTACGTACATAACGTTGTAGTTCTCTAAGAACTTTACGATCTGGAAGTACTGGTCTTCCCAGTCATCACCTTGTAGCTCTAGCCAGTTAAGTACTCGATGGTCAAAGTAGCCAAACTCATCTGGGCGATCCCAGTCAACCCATACAACCGTAACAACTGTTGAGTCAACCTTACGCGCAGGGTCAATACCAACAACTACTGGAGTTCTATGCCAAGCGCGCTGAATCTCCATAGAGGTGTCGCCAAGCTTGTCCATGACAGTTGAAGTAACAAACATACCGCGCTCAAGAAGCCACTTACAGTTATATGACATCTGGAACTCATCTGAGTCTTCACCAATACGGAGCTTCTCACGCTTAATGTGCTTTTCGTAGTTAGCATTTACTTTAACAACATCTCGCCATGTCCATTCAAAATGGTTCTGGCGCTTAGTGCGGGCAGTCTGCCTGCGCTTATTTAGCATGATGCTGTTATAGAAATTATTCTTGTGCGTGGTTGGGGTGCCGGTTTTAACCATAGTTCCCGCGTAGTACGCCAGCATAGGAGCAATAGATTTAGATACTACAAAGTCATCTGCTTCTTGACACTCATCAATAACGATAAGGTGGAATGACTTAGATTCAATCTTTGCTCGTGGGTTAGCGGTCATCATCATAAGAGATGAGCCAGAGTTCTTTAGTTTAATCTGACGAGTAACGCCTGCAACACGACCTACGCTATCGTCGATCTCTGGGTCACCCAGGATTTCTAACGCTCTATCTGATGTTAGACGGTTTACAGTACGGCCAAACAAAGTTTCTACCTGACCTTCAACAGGAGCAAACATGCCCACCATAATTCCGTCTTTAAATCTACCAAGCAGGTCTGGGTACATCTTGGCTAGGCGCGGAAGTAGAACCATAAGGGTAGCTACGGTGTTAGCAATAGTCTCTGACTTACCTGACTGACGGGCTGCTAAGGCTGTAATTTCTTCACTGTCATTGATGATGACTGATTCAATAATGCGGCGAGCAAGCGGCATTTGATACGGGTGAAGCTCGTGTCCAACTAGGGCTGTTTGAAATTCTATGCAGCGGTCAACTAGCTTGTTAACAAAGGCTTTGGAGAGCTCATCTAGCTCTACCTCTTCGTCTTCTACAAGCTCTTCTTCTATCTCATCCGGATAGAACTCGTCTTCGTCATCTATTAGTTGGTCCATATAACCTTTAGTTTATTTTAAAACAAAGAGCCTAAGTCGTTAAACATAGGCTCTTTGCGCCATCTACGGGGAGAGGAAGAGAGGCGTAGACAATAATAACATAAATGTCTATTTGTCGACAAATCAGTTTAACGGCGTGGCGTGCGCTTTCTAAGTTGATCCACCATGGCATGAAGAGCCTCAGCCCCGTTTAGAGCCTCGTCTAAATAGATATCGTCTCTGCTGCGCTGGTACATAGAAAGGCAACGGCCGATCTCATAGATAGATTGATCTAACCAGCCCTCAATTTCAGGGGTTTGTAGCCTAGATACTCTCTTAGACACCTTCTCAGAGAATGGCTTGTCCCAGACCTTATTTCGAGAAAAAAGTTTCATTAAATAGTCCATCCTGAGGCTTCCAAGCATCGCGGCCTCTCATAGTCCTGAATAGAAGTGCGTCAATAGAGTCTTCGTCATCTAAATCAATGTTAGGCTTCTTAAACCAAACACCCAAGTAAAAGCCTGGATGAGTAAATGGTACGCGAAAGACCAAGCACTTTCCAAGCCGATAAGGGCGGTCTGTCTCTTGGGTGGTTCCCACTTCAATGACCGGTAGTATATGTCTGTGCCAGTAATCTAGCTTTCCGCCGTATAGTGGTCCGTATGATTTCATTTAGTTCTCCTTGAAAAAGTCAAAAGCTCCCCAGTTACGTAGGTCGCCTTTTTGAATCGATGATGCTTTTGTAGATGAGTCATTTAGTCTAGCCATAGTCCCAGCTGATAAGTCTATTAGTTGAGCTGGGCCGTGAGAAGAGCAGGCGGCCTCTAATGTTGGAAGATAATCATTAGTAGAGTCACTGTTCTTTAACCCAAGCCAGACCTCAGTAGAGACATCATTATACTGGTGCCAGTGGTTAGTTCTAAAAATTATATAAACGGTCTTAGTGTTTGGGTTATAGCCGATAGTTAAAGCGCGAGGTCTAGAGGGCTTTTTAGTAGGGGCTATCGTAGTATCAAACCCTACGTTAGTAACATCATTTGGTATAACTACTTCAACTTTATCTTCTTCTTGGTCTGAAAGGTAGGCCTTTACTGACTTATTTGACCGCGGAGACTTAAAGAAATCATCTGGGTTTAACGGCGTTGGTTTTCTGGCCATTAGTCCTCACATACATGGTCGGCGGTTTCAGTTTCGAGTACACGAACCGTACACTCTCCGCACCTTAAATATCTAGGCGGCTTAAAGTTGTTTTGCGCAGTAGCGCCTAAAGGATACTCAGATCCGTCCTCGTTAAAGGCCGGTGTAGAAATAACTACTTCAGGTTCTTTTAATAGTTCGGGAGAGAATGGTCCGTAAGCGTTAGTAATTTTATTTGGCACTGGGTGCGCCTGCGGAGCTTCAAATCTTGTTATCAAATGAGGTGGAACTAGGTCTAACTCTTGATCTACCTCACGGCTTTTGGGTAGATAAACGCCAAAAACCTCGTAGTCAATTCCCATGACTACTCCTGAACTGCAGTACTCTTTGTAGCAGCTTTCTTCTTAGGCTTGTTTTCAACTACAGGCTCTTCTGTAGTAGGTTCTTTAACCTCAGTTGTTGTAGCGTTTAAAAGCTCCATCAAAGGAAAATGTCCTGCGATAGCTCTACCCTGCAACCAGTGTGGTAAACAGTTGCCACAATAGTTAGCTGGACTTACACTGGCCTCTAAATGGGTGTAAACGGCCTCGTTAGAACAGTTATCGCACTTCATATAGTCCTCCTAGATAATTCCCAAGTATAGCAAAAAGGGCACCCCGTAGGATGCCCTTCTTGTAGTTACTTATTAAGCAGCAGGTGTAGTAGGCGCTGAAGATGCAGCAGCCTTCTCCGCCTGCGCAAGCTTTGTTGTAAGGCGCAGCGCCAATGGGCTTGCCCACGGGTACTTTTCAACAAGCGCACGAGTAGCAGGTGCGGCAACTGCTCCGACTGCAGCGTATGCAAATGAAGCTAGATTAAACTTTGCGTGTGGTGCTGCGATGTATGCGCGGGCATACTCAACAACAAATGCGGTCTCTACTGCAATAAAAGCGTGCCAGTAAGACTTAATAAGTGCAGACTGTTTTGGTGAAAGCTTCATATTTACTCCTCGATGTTATTTGCGTACGGGGTTATTATATGGGATTCAGCAGGGACATTTGGGCTGGACGGGTTCTCAGCATGGGATGCCACCCCACCAAATCCGGCAAGGACAACTGCCGCAAGATGCTTTGGGTCAGTTGAGTAGCCAGTAGCTGCCCACGTCCCTAGGGCCGCTGTTCCCCCAAAAGCTACGTGGACTGGGCTACTGAAGTTAAGCTTTATTCCCACGAATGTGCTCCAAAATCTCGTTTACATGCCGGCGGAGTTCCTCAATATGGTTATGGGTCTCCTGATCTAGCTTTAGATCTTTAGTAATAATACGCCGATCTTCGTCACCAGAACGGTTAGTCGCATTCAGTAGTAGGCCAGATAGCAAAATCGACTCTAGAGAAACAATAAGCGTCAAAAGGTTATATGGATACGGGTCAAAATAGGCAATTGTCATCCAAGTGGTCCAGAAGACCATATGGAAGATAATAAACCACGGTGAGCCAAATGCAACCGAAGCCCAGTCAGATATCTTCTGAAAAGACTTCATTGATTAGCCTTTGCCACCATAGATGTGTAAGTAGCTAAATCAATGCCTTTACCCTTAGAGGCTTTAAGACCTGGGTACATGCTTTGGTATACAGGCACCAAAGCAATCTCTTCCTCTGTTAGTACGTTAGAAACCAAGTTAGCGGGCATGAGGCCAGCATTTGCTAGGGCCTTTGCCACTACCAATTCAACGCTTCCCTTTGCGCCTACCTTAAATACTGAGGAACCTGGGAATGGTGGGGCAACAATCACAGTAGGTTTAGTAGTTGGAACTGGAGTAGTGGTCCCGTTTGCATTATGAATAATTGCAGCGCCTCCGCCTGTTAGCGCAGTCGCACCCGCAACACCAATAGCAAGAGGCTTACTAGTACCATTTGACTTAGCTGGTGCGGAGCTTCCAACGTAAGCCGGACGCACAATCGCTAACACATAAAGATATGGGCGATGACGACGATAGCAGCCATCACCATTTGATTGGTTGCCTGTGTAGGACTCAGGTCCAGTGTTAAACCCGATAGTAGTCAACCCGTCTTTAGAGGCCGCTTCTACAATCTCTACGTGATCTGCTACCCCGTTTCCGGACCACGAAAAGAACACTAAGTCACCAGGAAGAGCCGAGTACTTGTCTACTACCTGCTTGTTCTTTTGAAACCAGGTGAGTCCAGCGGGGCAATAAGAAAACCCTTTAGGGGTCTGGGCGGCTACAAGATGGGAGGCATTAACTTGAGCAAAGCACCAACTAATACCCATGGCGCAGTACGACTCGTTTGGAGTTCCGTACCACGTTCCATATGGGTTATCGTTGTTAGGACCCTCTACAAAACCAAGTTGAGTTCGGGCAATGTTTACAATATCAACTCCAGCTGTCACTGGTAGATCAACCTTTCTGCTAAGTCGCCTGGGACTACTAAATAATCAGGTTTATCTAGTAAAGATACGCCTGCCTTGTCGTACGCTTCAGCTACAAGTTCTGAGCAGATAAACCCATCTTTCTTAGCTAGATAGGTGAAGATAGGCAGGTTTAACTTAAGGCCAAGAATTCTTAAAGCAAGAAGAGCAATGGTAAAGAAGTCATAAGGACGACCAATAAAAGACCGCGCGTTCTTTACAATAGACTCACGCTGTGTGTCAGTTAAGTCCTCATGCTTATTCCAAGCAATGTTTTTGTAGCTAGAGATGTCTACAAGCTTTACTCCTGTGGGATCGGCGCTAACGGCCTTTCCGTCCCCCACATAGGCTATGGCATGGTTCCAACGGCTAGTAGTGCCTACACGGATTAACAATCCAAAGAACCCGTTGGTTTTTACTACTCCGTAATCGCCTAGACGAGGTTCGTACATTGTTTCTCCTTAGTTACGTGGTTCCTCAATATGAGATTGAACCCTGCCTTCTAATCTAGAAAGGTCTTTGACTACCTCTATCTGATGAGTGCGAAGTTCTTTAAGATCACCCTTCATCTCTTTAATATCTTCTTTGAGGCCCTTAATAATCGGAAGGATCTCCAGCTTCACAGCGTCATTTAGTGATCCGCCGTGATTAGGCTTAAGCTCTTCTAAGTACTCTTTTAGCGCTTCTGTTGAGTGTTGCTTTACATACCAACGCGCTATTCCGCCTACAGATCCCGCGATAAATAGTGAAGAAGATACTGTAGCTGTCAGTGTTGCTGCATCCATTAAAAAACCCAGTTCTTTACAGTTGATTAGAGAATAGAACCGTGGTTTTGTCCGAAATTAATAGCACAAAAATGCGTGATTTGTATAGTTTTCCATATAAATACAAAAATATCTAGGTCAAATACATAATCTGGCTTGACATAGGTTGTAATGCTGCAGATATGCTAATACAACCGACTGAGAGGAGCAGCGATGCTTAATATCAGAATCAACTTCACAGTTGATGTAAAAAAGGTACTGAGAGTGATTGGAGCGCTTGTGTTAGTGTCTACACAGATGTTTACGCCTGCACACGCTTTACCGGCTCAAACTTCTAAAGAGAAAGTTGTGACAGTTTCTCTTGATTACCTCACTGTGAATACGACACGGACAGATGCCAAGAAAGCCTTGGCTAGTACTTATGTTAAGTACTTTGACGCTCAGACGATTGCTTTCTTAACGGAATATTCGGCTGGCAAGTCCATGACTGAATGGAAGTGTTTAAACTCACTTTGGTCTCATGAAAGCCACTTCAATCCTAAAGCCCTTAATATGGGATCGCATGCCTTTGGCATTGCTCAGTTCCTCCCATCAACATGGGGGAACTACAATGTAAAGAAGACTGCTGTGGCGCAACTACAAATTAAATACGGTCTACGTTACATCCAACAACGATATGGAGACGCATGCAATGCTTGGACATTCTGGCAAAGGAACGGGTGGTACTAAGGCTCCAGGATTTGATGGCACGCAGATATGCGCGCAAACAGACCCTGAACTGTTCTTTCCAGATGAATCTAAAAATCCACGTCTAGCTATAAACTTGGCCCGCAAACTATGCGGGTCATGTAGTTTTAAAGAGCCTTGCCTAGAGTATGCAGTAAATTATCCAGAATTAGTCGGTATCTGGGCAGGGACTACTCAAAGACAAAGACAGGATATAAGGGCGGCTAAAAACTTAGCCGCATAATAAGAAAGCCCCCGATCGCTCGGGGGCTTTTTTACTTTAACTACTAGTAGATGTAGGTGAATGTTCCGTCTTGGGTTCCTGGGTTCTCACCTGTAGGGAGCTTGTAAACTACCAAGTTAACAGAAGCACCAAGTGTCTGGGTTCCTGTTAGAGACTGGCTGTAAACAGTTCCTGCGTTGGCAAGGGTTGCTCCAGTTGTATGGTATGTAACTGTACCTGTGTTGAAGCTAGCAACACCGAGCTGACGATCAGCTTCACGGAATGTAAGGCCGGTAACTGATGGAACAGATGCAGTTGAAGCAGATGCTGCAATTGTAACTGTTGCAGTTCCTGCAACTCCTGTGATAGCTGAGTCTGTAGCACCGTTTGTAACTGTGAATGAAGTAGCAGTTGCAGAAGCAATTGTTACAGAAGACAAGTTAAATGCTGATGGTGTTGTGTAAGTTGGGGCATAGTACTGTGTAGCAATTGGCTGGTTTGATCCAGCAGCCACATAGTTGTAGAGGCCTGTGATTGTTACAGTCTGACCTGAAGAGAAGTGGTTGTTAGCTGTGTAGGTAACAGTTGTTCCATCAGATGAAGCACCAGTGACCTTAGCGGTCAATGTGTTGGTAGAGTTGAAGCCCTGAGTGGTCTCGCTACCTGGGAAGTTATCCCACTTATTGATAGTGTTAACGTGGCTATCAGCTGGGACTGTAAGTGTGATCTGTCCAACTGTCTTTGAGAGTTCTGAAGTTGTGATGAGATCGCTTGAGATATCTGTGGTTGTTGACCAGCCGTAGTCAGCGCCAAGGCCGGGGATGACTTCAACGTTAACGCTAGCTAGACCTGTAGCACCTGAAACAGAGCGGTCTGTGGTTGAGTTTGTAACTGTGAAGTTAGTTCCTGAAACAGTTGCAATTGCGACATTTGCAAGGTTAAATGCTGATGAGTATGTACCTGTAGCAGTTGAAGTTGAACCGGTTGCTGCTGAAGTTACTGTGAAGTTTGTATTTGTTGTAACTGCCAAGATTGTGAATGTTCCGTTGAAGCCAGCGGTTGAAGCACCTGTAACAGTGATTGACTGACCGGATGAAAGACCAGTTGTAGAAGCTGTTGCGTAGGTTACAACACCAGCGTTAGCTGTGATGCCTGTGATAGCTACTGAGCCTGAAAGACCAGTAACTGTAACCAACTCACCTACAGTGAACTCATTTGCAGATGTGTAGGTAATTGTTCCTGCAGAGGCAGATGCAGCTGTTACTGTAGCGGTAAGAACGTCTGAGCCAGCAGCTCCACGTGTTCCGCCTGTTGCATTGTATGAAGGTGAAGAAACGCGGTCGTCATTGGTCTGACGAGGGAAGTTTCCGTATACAAAGTCAACAGCTACGTTACCTGAAGGGGCTTGCTTGTAGCCCGAGTCACGGATGACTGTCATTATATTTCCTATTCTCTATAGAGGGGGTCTAGCAGTCCCATGCGCCTGGGACATTATAAGTTTATCTAGCAAATATAGATGTGTCGGGCTTTAGTTAAAACTGTTTAACAACCCATTAACATGAATACATCTTGAATACCTGCTGTAGAGCTAGAGATACTTACGCCATTAATTAGACCATTTTGATCAACAAAGCCAATAACTACGCCTGCGGCATTGCGCCACTCTTGAAGGTTTACTGTTTGACCTGAAGCATTTGCTTGAATTACTAAGCCTTGCTGTGAGCCAGCCGCCGGAATAATGGTGTTTGGGACCACTGATGACGGAGAGGTTCTGATATAAAGAGCGCCATGGCTATCTCCTGCAACGCCTTTTTCAATATTTGTAAGGCGATCGCCCACAGATGGGTAAGTTTGGCTTGAAGGTGACCATACACTTGAGCTGGTTACAGATGAAGAGACTAATGGGTTATTACCAGTAGCTGTTGTTCCAAGAGTGGTCTCAATAGCGTAGACCTCATCTTGAATAGTGTTTGGGTCAGCGGCATAGATGGTATCGGTTACGTCATGGTGGACGTTAAATACTTTTGCTGAGGCTGGATACGAAGCGGTCATGATTACCCTTTCAGAGTAGGCAGTAACAGTTTACTGCGTATTAAATTAGTTTTGGTGCTCTCCGTTAGGGCCTTTTCCAGGGGTAGCATAAGTAGCAATACGGGGACGCTCTTGTGAGGTTAAAAACATGCGACGTATACCAAACCTAGAGTCTTTAATAGTTACCTCTTGAGCTTTAGGAGGTTGAAACTCTTTTTTACGGTTCATGGTGTCCACCGATTAGACTGCTTTGCTTGAGTAGGTCGGCCTGGAACAACTGGTGATGTGACCCTTGTTAGTTTTTCTCTGAACTGCCGCGCCTTTAAAGAACGTGGATCAGAAGTTACCGGGGAAACTACGGAGGAAACTACTCCGCCTTTTCCCTTTTTACTTGCCACGTGGCTCCTTAAACTGCTGAGTATTACGCATACCTGGAAGCGTCATTTGAGTGGCTTTAGGGGGTTTCTTTTCTGCCATTGGTTCCTGCTTTGAAAAGGTAGAGACTCCACCAACAGCGCGGCCATCTGTGACTTTAGAACCTTTAAACTCTGACACTTTGGCTTCAGTGCTCTTAGTGGCCGCTTTAGTTGAAGGACTTTTAGCGCTACGTGGGCTCTTTTCTTTGGCGGGAGCGCCTTTCTTTTTAGCGGCTGTCTCTTTAGAAGATTTAAGCTTAGTCAATTTATGTTTACCGGCATTCTTAATGCCAGCAGTTACGTTGGCGCCAATAGCTGCAGCCCCCTTTAGGGTAATGGACGTAGTTGATACTGGTCGGCCTTTAATTGTCATACTCTGATTCTAAATGGTTTTCTTCACAGAAGCGTGCTAAAGAAGGAACTACCCAAGTTTTGCCACATATTGTGCACCGATAGCTATCTCTTTGTGGACGAGCCACGCTATCTCCTTAGTGCAGTAGGTTGAATTCCCCTTCAGGGTCATAGACATTAACGGCTTTAAGCACTAAATCGCTGCCTGCTTTACGGGCATGATGGCCGCAAAACAACAGCTCTCCGTTAATAAAAGTGGCAAGAACTCTTGCCGCAGCACCGCATGAATCACAGCGGTCTTGAAGAGTTAACTCTCTATGAGTGACCGCAGTCTTCATTACAAGCGTTCTCCACGAGAACGTTTAGAGTTCTCAATATCTTCACCATTACGTGATAGTGGCATAGTTTTAGGGCGATAATGGGTTTCCATTTCATCCATAGTTTCTGGAGTTAAATGGTTCCAACCTTCAGGAATATCTTCTTCTTTTGGCTTAGGCCACTGTCCCTCTGTACGATTCACGCAACACCACTTCCTCCTGATGTAGCTGCAGCTCCTGCCGCAGCACCGCTTCCAGAATTCATACTAGCACCCTCAGCACTTTCTTGTGCAGCAGTCTCATTAGTTTCTGCTAATGGTGACTCGCCCCTCTCTGACATAGGTGATTCTGCGCCAAAGTTACCAACAACACCACTACCGCCAATAGTTAAGTAAGACGGATTAACAACTGCTTTTCCTGATACCCAAGAACCTCTTGCAGGATATTGTTCATGGTACTTAGTGCGCTTAGAGTATTTCATTAGTTACCGCCATAGTGTTTACTTAGATCATCTAAAGCTTTGTTAGATGTTTGAGCGTAATCATGAACTGCTTTAATGTAAGAGTTAATTGCGGAGTGTAGGTCAGGCGCTTTTTCTTTTGGTTCAAACTGATCTTCGCTCTTGTTCACTTCTCATTCTCCTTTTTACCGGCACGGCGTTTGTTTTCTTTAGCGGTGTTCTTGCCCTTATCTAAGATGCGCAAGTTACCTTTAGAGTCATTGTTATGGTTATTGTCTTTATGGTCGACAGTCTTGTTCTTAGACTTGATCTTGCCATTAGCAGACTCGTAATCGGCGCGCGCTTTATTTTTAGAAGTAGTCACCCACTTGCCATCTACTTTTTTCTTGTAGACGTAAATTGGTCTTCCACCATTAGCCTCAGAGCCTTTGTATGGACCAAAGCGTTTTGTCTCAGCCATTCTTCTTCTTTTTCTTAGCGGCAGCCATGTTATCGATTAGATTAGGGTAAGGACGACCAGCAGCTTTAGCGCGTGCTTTAGCTGCAGCCTTCTTCTTTGGAGTTAACGTCTTAGGCTTTTTCTTTGGATCTGGGGTATCCCATACTTCTTTAGCCATTAGCAGTCCCACGCTCTCAGTGATTTGTTAATACGTGAATTAGGATCTTTAGCAGTCTTAGCAGAGGTATTAGCCTTCTTCATGCCTTCCATGCGTGCGCAGAAAGACTTACGGCGTGCAGCAGACTTAGGAGACTTCTTAGCCTCTGCCTTCTTAACAGGCGGTTTTAGGTTATGACCTTCTGCCTTAGCAGAGGCGCGGCCCTTAGCGTTTAGTCCGCCGTTCTTATTTTGGCCCTCTTTACGAGTCCATGCTGGTGATTTAGCCATTGTTCTTATGCCAATCTCTAACCGCTTGTTCAGCTTCGGATAAATTCTTAGCGTCTAGTGTATATGTGCCACCACCCTTTGGATGATGAACCTTAAACTTTTTACCGTGCTTATCCACAACGTGAGGTTCGCCATCTACTTTAAACTGCTCTTCATTCTTCTTCATAGGTATCTCCTAGTAGGTTCCTAGTGTAAAGCTTGGGGTGTTCTGGCGCGTATTAGTCTGTGGCGCCATACCTTTTTCTAACTCTGTTGTGCGAGAAGTACTGTCTGGTGCAGGCGCGCCCATAGTTGGCTTTGATTCAACCTGTACTGGAGAAGAGACATCTGACTTAACTAGGTAATCGTTCATCGCATATCCATGTTTCTCTTCTGACGGTTAAGTATATCTGCTGATTGTTCAGATACGTTATAGCGGCCATAAGAGGCGCGTGGGCCATCGTATTGTCCGTTATGTACTACTCGGAACTCATTAACGCGAGAGCGCTTAGGCATAAGTTCTTTCTTAGATTTCTTTTTGCCTGGCATATTCTCCCCTAAAGCGCGCTCAGCGCGGGTGCGTCCTAGTGCTGGATCTTTCATGCGCGCATCTCCTTGCCTTTTTTATAGGTGCGAAGTCTGGTCTTGCCTTTGTCATTAGTTTTATGAATACCTGTAACTAGCACTTTAGCGCCCGGACGAATAGTTGCTTCTTGTTCTAAGCTATTTTCACTCTCTACCGCATGTTCTTTTTGAACATACTTATGTTCATCTGAGCCAGGTTTAATGATGTCAGATGGGCGGGCTTTAGCGTAGATAACTGCAGACTGTGGTTCACCTAACCCTGCAAAGTGGTGAGCAACCATCTCATCTTTAGACCAGTGCATTCCTAGAGGTTGCTGAATCTCATTAGTTCTAAACCCTCTAGACACATCCTCTGTCCACTGACCTTCAGAGCGGTTCACTTGCGCACCTCCTCTAGATAGTCTAGGTATACAGGTATAAGCATATCGGCAAGCTTTTCCTTTTTATCCTTATGCTTCTCTTCAAAGTGGCGCAACCACTCATGAGCGCCAAATCTTATGTTTGCACACCCATTATTAACATCTGCCCAGCAAATCTTGGCAAAAGCCCCTGCACGCCCTGGAAGATCTAACTGCTCCCACAGCCAAGTAGAGAAGTGCATTAAAGCGGTCTCGCCATCATGCTAGTATTCTCTCGTAAATAGAGAGCGGAAAAGGGTTAAAGATGGGCGTGGAAGTTATCCCACTTGGCGGTACTTATAGAGCTTATTGCAAAGAGTGTGATAAATACGTCAGCGACTCGACCGAGGAAATTCAGTACGCCCACACGCGCGCGTTAATACACCAAGCTACTAGGCACACTGAACACAGTAATATGGGACCCGCAGATTCTCAGGGGTAATAAAGAGCTTTTTCGAGCAGTGACTGCATTGCACCTCTGCCAGGCCGCTATTTTCTAATTTTATGGTAAATCTGTGTGTATAGAAAAGTTTGGTTGCATACCAGACCAAAGCCGCGGTTATGATTAACATTCTTTACAGTACCTGCACTTACAGCTATTAGTGGTGCAAGGACACTCTTCATCAGATTGCATCAGGCCAGTTCCTTGGCACCAGTAACAAGCCTTAAGGTTCTGTAAGGCTGAGCGTAGAAATTCCCCGGTCATCGGTTGACCATGATCGTCGCGAGAACACTTACAGCAATTGCAGCAATCAATAGATACGGTAGAAACTTCTCAATCTTCATTTTTGGCACTTTTCATTATTAGGGGATGTAGTTAAAGCATCAGCAGTTTTGTACACCATAGTAGTCCCGTCGCAAAACTCAGAGACACCATTAGGTAGTGAGACTACCGATCTCCGCGGGTCTGCTAAAGAGGGGGTTATTGGGGTAGATTTACTAGTTATAGCAACTACTAGACCTACAACTAAACCGATTACTACAACTAGTCCTAAAATAAAGAATAGTTCTTGATTACCGTTTTCTCGTGTGTCATAGCCCATTAGCAACAACCTCCATCGCAGTAGCCTTTTCTCTCAGATAGATCATGAAGTCTGTTCCAGAACCAATCACGAAGGCGCTCATAGCCAGTGCGCATATCTGGTTGAGGAAATATCTCTCCACCATAGATGGAGTACCAACCAAAAGGTACTTGCTTATCTAGGGTAATGGGGTCAATATCCCCAAGTGTGACGGTCTGATATTCTTCTTCAGTCATTTTTGTTTAATGCTTACGTTCTGCTCTGCTGCGATGCACTCTAGGCACAACTTGGCTCCATCAAGAAAGTGCGTCACAAAGTGAACGCCATTGTGGTTATCGCACCAACACTCTTCAGGCACATTGTCTGTCATTCTGAATCCTCAAATAGTCCAGGAACAGTAGCAGAGAGGGTAAGTAGATTCCAGCGGCGTGTGCGCCATTGGAAGTAGAAAACCTTGCGAGCTTTGCGCTCATCAAAGTCAATTATATATGCCCAATCAAAACCGCGATAGTTCATGTAGTTATCAATTCTTTTGATAATCGCTAAACTCTCGGCGTAGTCTTCATCTTGCTCTATACCAGTACCATCACAGTCTGGGCATATTCCTATTTCAAAGGGTTCGCCAAAATTGCGTAAGTAATAGCGTGGAGGCGGTTCTCCCAATAATTCATCACCTTCTTTTTCGAGGAACTCGTCAAGATACATCCATCCACGGCCATCACAATCATAACAAGTCATGTCAATAACTCCTTCTCAATGGCTTGGATTGTAAGGCAAGGGTAAACATCTCCATCAATGGGGCAAGCCTCAACTGCATCGTGCAATCCATAAGGGATTTCTGGCTTATGCAATTCCACTACTGCGCGAAGGGCTTCACGCCTTGGCTTTTCGTTCGCGTATCGCAATTCCATCGAGTAAATCTTCTTAAGCAATTCTTCGTGGGTCATGCGTTGCCCCTCCAAATAATATCTAGTAACTCTTCATCTCTGTACTCATGGTGGACTCTAAGGAAGGCTGCTACATCTCTAGCGATAGAGGCTCGAAGCATAGTCTCAAAGGCGGCCATATCTGCATCTCTACTCATGGCGCAATAGTATCAAAGGTATGCCAGATGTACACATAGCCTCTCTCAGGGTTCTGCTTGCGCTCTGGGACATGCTCGTCACAGTACCGCCACCAGGAGTAGGCAAACCACCTAGCCTCCTCCTCGCATTCGGGAGTAAAGCACTTACCCATTCGCGCGATGACTCTATTCGGGTCTAATTCCATAACCGC